CAGCACCTGTTACACCTAGTGTACCAGCTATAGCAGTATTACCAGAGGCAGAAGCCACAGTAAACTTGTTTGTATTAATATCAAAGTCACCATCAATGCCTGTTGCACCTGTAACAGCCAAAGTAGACGAAAGAGTTGTAGCACCAGTTACAGCAAAGGTTCCACCTACAGTAGCATTACCTGATGCATCCATAGTAGTAAAATCTGCAGCAGCAGCCGTAGTTCCACCAATAACCGTGTTGTCAATAGTACCAGCATTTATATCTGCAGTATCAGCTACAAGGCTATCAATATTGGCTGTACCATCAATGTACAAATTACGCCATTCAGAGCCTACTGCACCTAAGTCATAAGTATCATCAGCAGAAGGTATAATTGGCGAAGCAATATCGGCAGTAAAGGTAACTGTATCTGTAGCAGCATCACCTAGTGTAGTGTTGCCGTTTACAGTTAGGTTTGCTGTAATGGTTGCACTTTCGTCCACCTGAAGCGTGTCAATAGTAGCTGTACCATCTAAATACAAATCTTTAAACTCTAGGCTAGACGTACCTAAGTCTATATCATTATCAGTTACAGGAACGATAACACCATCCTGAAAACGTAATTGCTCTACTGGGGAACCACTCACCTCAAGGAACAAACCAAAACGATTATTTGTTTGATCTACTGTAAGATAGTTCTGCTTGTCTAAGTCAGCAATAAACGGAACGTAGGAACCTTCATCAGAGGAGCCATCGTGTTTGTGACCTGTTGTACCTGTATCACTCTGAGTGAAAGCATCACGTAGTTTGTTGTATTCTGCATTGATAGGCGCTGCACGTACAACGGATGTAGGTACAATGTCTGCGGTAGATTGGCGTGTATAGCCTGACATGTTTTAGTATCCTCTTTTAACGTCTATCGCCTAGACCATAAGTTAATGTAATAGCCTGAATAGTATGACTAGGGTCTGTGCTGTTAGTAACATAACGAATAGAAACAGACTTACCTGAACCTGAAATAGTAGTATTTTCTACAGGAGAAGGGTTACCATCGTAGATATCTGTTGAGTCATACGTAGCCTTATCATAGAAAGCTGCAGCACCTGCAGTAGACAAAGTGTAATCCGAACCCACTGTCACATCAGGATCAGAGTAGTCATACTCTATGCCCATAACAACCGTAACTTCACCCTCTGAACGCATATAAGTGTCTACTTCATAGAAAGACTTACGTAAAGCAGGATCATCCATGTAGAAGAACGGAGTCTGATACAAACTAAAGATTTCATTACCGTTGAAACTTGTACCTGTCTCCTGCCTGAAAACATTACCCGTAGAATCTCCGTGAATGACAAACTCTTCGTCACCAATATAGCCACTATCAGCTACACGTACAGACATACCTACAAGCTGACTAAACTCAAACCCTGCACCACCCTGTCCACTACGACGAATAGCACCAATAACACCTAGAGATTCCTGATCAGCAAAGAATAAACGGAACTGAGACTTTTTCTTTAGAACTACAGTAGTCATTGTGGCTAGGTCTTCATTAGCTGTGTAGTCTTCAAAGATAGACTGAATAGGCTTAGAAAGAGTAGCAAGCTCAATATCACCAATACGTTCTGTGCCTGTAACAGGACGAATACCATCTGGTGATAGAAAGATAATGTCACCGTTGAACTCTGCAACACTATCAGGTGCAACACACCCTAAGTTAGATGTGACAGTACGCAACTGAAAGTCAGCAATATTATTACCAACTAGGCGTTTGATGTTATTAGTACCAAAGATATAAAGTTGATCACGGAAAGTTTTGATCTGAACTATTTCAAACCCTACGTTGACAACACCAGCACCTGAAGCGGGAGTCCAGTCTGTCTCGTCTAGTGGCGCACTGAAGTACAGATTGTATGGCTCTGAGCTATCCCCTGCTAAGAATAGGTGGTTGTTAAATGCAGCAACTAAGCTAGGTGCGCTGGGTGCTTGATCCCCTGTTAGTTGTACATACGTAGTACCATCCCAAGTAGCTGCAGGGTTAACCCCATCAGCCATAGCAAACTTAGGTGCACCCCAGTTAAAGCTCTCGAAGCGTACCTTGTCTACGCCTGTCATAGTAGGTGAACCTACAGACGTAATTGCTACCCAAGCATCTGTTGTGTCATTCCAGCGATGCAAGTAGTTGTTACCTGAGGCTGGCTTACGTGCAGCAAAGATACCATCGTTAATATCTGCTGAGACATGCACACCTAACACAGGAGAGTTAGCCTCACCAGGTACTTCACCGTAGGTGTCATCAAAGCCACTAATACGACGATACCCGCCATTCAAGGCAGGCTCATAGTTGATAAGACGTGAGGCTGACCCTGACATCTGACCGCCTTGAGTAAGAGGGTCTTGGTTAATCACTAGACCTCCCGTACAAGGAGCAGCAAAAGTACGTAAGTTATCTGCCATTACTTAATACCAGACTGTGCGTTAAAATGTCTACCTGGGCGAATACTGGAGGTTACATAGAGAGGTGTATCTAAGAGTAGTCGGCGCATGTCGTCCATACCCTTCTCAAACTTCTGCTGGTGTAGTGCAGCGCCTTGTTCATTAGCACGGAATCTCAATAGATACATAACTGCACCGTCAATGACCACTGTGTTAAAACGGTCTGGTATAATACAAGTATCATCGTATGTTGTCATGTCTTCAGGGTAAGACCAATAGCGATACTCCACCTCGTATGCATCGTCAGGTAGAGGCGTAACGCCAAACTTTAGGTCTTCTGTCTGATATACTCTACTAGGAGTAGTACGTGCGTCTGTACCTCCTACTTCCTCATTACTGCGATGGAAACGGATATAATCTTCATATGTAATTACTGGTAGTTTTTGTGGTGAGTTATTCCTAGAAGATAAACGCTTTAAATAGAACGTATCCCAATCTACTTTAGATGCATCAGATGCAAAGTCATAGACACCTGTACCTGCTGTCAATGTCTGCGTATATGTTGTAAGAGTAAAAGGCCACTCTTGAGCGTGTTGCAGAATCTCTCGTACTGACGAGTTAATGGCATCCTTAGCAAGGCCTTGTAAGTTACGTGCGTCACTAAAGCCGTCACCACCTATGTCCAACTCAACTTCGTTGACACGGCGTAATGCTTGGTTTATGAGAGTAACATAGTTAGCCATAACGATTCCTTAAAGTAAAGTTGGGCCAGCCTCTTGATAAGACCAGCCCAACCTGTTATGTAATACTAAGCAGCGTTGTAACGTGCTGTGATAAGCGCTTCTGGGCGTAGGATTTTACGTCCATATAGGTGCATACCACGTACGATGTCTGCAAATGAATCAGGGTCACGGTAGTTCTCAACTTTGTTGATTTGCTCCGCTGAAGCTACTGCTTCTTCCTGACCAGCTACGATAACACCGTAGTCGTCGTTCTGCGCTGTTGTACCAGATGTACCTGCGCCATCACCTTTTGATGGTAGGTTATTTGAAACATAAACACGGAAGCCGTGTAGGTTGTTCATAACCAAACCGTTCATTAGGCCAGAGCCACCCCAGTCAGACTGCAACAAGCGTGAATCTTCGTCTTTCAGCATTTCCATAAATACTGGGTCAACTACGATCCAACGACCACGTGAGTCAACGTTCTGTGTGTCCATCTTACGAGCCATACGAGCTACGACTGTTAGAGGAGATACAGTTGTTGCTGACAATGCAGTTGCGCCTGGTAGACGTGGTGCTAGAGGAACTGAGTCACCTGCTGTCGCTGTAGAAGAGATAGTCAAGTTAGAGAAGTCAGTTGCGTCTAGGTGGTTCGCTGTTAGGAACTCGCCTGTTAGGTTGCCTGCAGTGTCATGCTGCGCATCACCAGATGTTGCAGTTGAATACTCACCTGCTGATGTGTGACCTGACAAGTACTGCATCACGTCTGTGTCCATCGCGTCTGCCATTTTATAAGCGGCACGATCAGCAGCTAGTGATACATAATCAACGTTTGCGAACTGGTCTTCGATGTCATCCATTTTGAATGCGAAGTAGTTTGCTTGGTCAATAGTCAGAGAGAAGTCTTCGTCGTTCAACTTCTCGACAGAAATAGCTGTGTGACGCTCAAGAGCGTTTACAGTTACGTCTGGTTCTTTCTGAATACGAACAACATCGCCTTGGTTAGCGATCTCACCGAAGTAAGAGTTGTTTGTGATTGCGTTTGTGACAGCAGATTTACGTAGAGCAATCTGTGCCTGTTTGGAGTAGATAACTGGACTCCAGTTACCGTCAAAGCCTCCTGATGCGGAAGTAATAGCCATAGGTTAGTTTCCTTTCATAATAGATATGGCGTTGAGTATAACACAATATCCACATAGAAAAGAGGCCATTCATATTAGGGTGGTCAGCTTTGCTCAATCAGATTGGCCTATCTTCGTAGAGCGCTGGGCCTATATGTCAGGGTAGTTCTTTTGTGTGGCTAGTGCTTTAGTAAAAGCATACACACTAATAAGGTGTATATGCTATAGTTTTACTTATGATTAACAGCTTGTCAAGCTATTTTCGTGTTACATCATAAATAAATTTACCTGAACGCTGTGCGTCTAGGATTTCTTCTTGTCGCTTTTCGTATTCACGAATGGACATTTTAGCTACTTCGGATTCACGAAGGTAATTAGAACTGTCGTTAGACGTAGGTTGTGTACTACTACGTGTACGTACAGAAGAGGCTGCACTCTTATCTGAGGCAGACTTAGCAGTAGTCTTGATGCCTTTGTCTACTTTATATAGATCAATAACACGTCCTACTGCCTTAGCGTCCTCAGCGTTCTCATATAGAGCATCTTGTACCCACTTAGGCTGATCATCTGCCCAGCTGTGGAACTCATCATCTGCACGTAGTTGCTCAAAGTCAGGGTGCATCTGTAGTAGTTCTGCTTCTGCACGTTGTCGCTTAGCATCTACACGTAGCTCTTCGATCTCCTTTAAACGTTTATCAATGTCAGAAGAACGCTCTGAAGCTTTACGATCTGCAATAGCTTCTACGATACCTGCTACGTCAGGATACTTTTTAGCCCAAGCTTCAATGTCTTTTTCTGACTTAGGTAGTACAAGCTCATTCTTTGTAGCTTTATCAAGTTGAGATTGTAATTGCTCAAACTTAACTTTCCACTCTTGCTCTTTCTCCTGTACGTGACGACGAAGATCGCCGTACCGCTTCTTGAAGTTCTTCTCTTCGGCACTTAGCTCTCCAGAGTCTTCTTGTGCTTCAGCTTTACGTTCTTCTTTTTGTTCGGTACGACTCTCTGTCTGTACTGGTTCTGAGACAGGCTTTGAGCTATCGGGTTTCGCTTCAGTAGCCTGCTCTTCTTGGGACGCTTCCTCTTCTGCGTCATCGGACTCACCACGCGCTTTCTTAAGTAGGGCTTCAAGTTCTGCTTCGTCCTTTGCGACACGAGCCTGGTTACGTTGGTGTGCAGCTGATTGCACTTCTACTTGGGCTTCCGACATTTGTTTCTCCTTATGTTGGGGCCAGCACTGCGCTGGGTAGCCTTATAGTTATGTGGATAGGTTCTATACTATTAAGTAGAACCGTCTGGATTAAAGTTATTTTGTTCTTCATCTTCAGCAGTATTTGTTGAATAAGACTTGCCTCCATATTCAAAAGTACCACCTGCACCTTGTTCAGCACGTGCAGCTGCAAACGCCTCACCAAAAGTCTGAGAGCCTGACGATCCAGAGCCGCTAGGTGTCGGAGTAGGTGTACTACTATCCCCGCCACCGCCTGTACGACGAGCGCCACTAAATGAATCACGTAATCCTGGACCTTGTACACCTGACTCACCGTCAAAACCAAGTAAGTCACCTAGCCAAGTATCACCAAAATTAACATTACCATCACCGCTTGTGTCACCAAGGTTATCATACAAACTAGACTCTCCTCCGAAGATAGAGCCTCTGCGCTCTAAGCCTTCTGTGTTCTCTCCACGATTGTTAAGCTCTTCAACAATATCGTTGTATTTAGCTACCAATCCTGTATTGATAACCATACCTACGGGAGTGCCAGTTAGACTACTAAACGCTGTAGCTACACTACTCATAATGCTCATGCTCTTAGCTACTTTAGTTAGGTCTTCTGATGTAGAACCTTCTAAGTCAATCTCATACTCTTGTTGCTGAGGAGGAGGTGCAGAAGGGCCACGATCGTCTCTACTTGCTTGTGCTTCAGTCTTAACTTCTACAGGTGTCTCTGTGTAGCCTTGTGCTTTTAAGTCATCATATTTAGCTTGCTCTACAGGTAGAGTAACTTGTACAGGAGCACCTCCATCAGGTGGATACAAGAATACAGTACGCTGCTGTGTACCTTGAGCTTGATTGATAACGTTTTGACTTAGGTAGCCAGGAGCGAACATGCTTGAACCCGTTTGTGCTGTAAACTGAGGTTGCATTGCAGGGTTTGTCGTTACGTCTGTGCCATCAGAAGCACGTACTACGCCACCTAGAGCCATACCTGTAGCTTGTTCTACTGCTGCTAGTTCTTCAGGAGTAAGCTCACCGCCAGTCTGATTAGAAATAGTCATAGCTACTGGTTCACCACCAATACGACCATTAGCTTCCATCTCCATCATGCCACCTTTAGCAGCACTACGTAGGTCTTCAAAGAACTTGACCCCAAAGTAACGCACTACGTCAGCAGGTACTACATACTCACCTTCACTTAATTGCGCTGGGACATCATCTCGTACTTCTTTAGCGAGTGATCCAGGAGGCACTTCATTGCCACTCACTGGGTCCACAGTAGTACCATCATCACTTAGACCACCTTCATCTAGCATGAAAGCCATCTGCGTCTGCTTAGCTGTGTCCATTAACTTCTTCCCTCATAAGTTTTAATCTACGTAGTGCAGCTATCTCGCCCTGTATGCGATACATTGCATCTGCGTCATTGCTTTGCTCTATACGGATATGTGCTGCGCTAATCTTACTATCTAGGTATTCTACGTAAGCATCCCATAGAGGCTTGTCATTTGTGATCTTCTTTAGTGCGCCTAAGTTCATTTAGTTGGTCTCTCTACTAATCCACCTTTGTTGAAGCGTAGTTTAATATTTGTTGGATCAATAGTCAAGTTAGAAATGTCTAGTAGTGTACCTTGTACTGTTTCAACAGACTGTTTATAACTCTTATCGTCATATACATAATAGTTAAGCGGTTTCTTACCTACCTTAACCTGATTACCTAATTCGTTCTTTAGCTGCTTGAGAACCTTTTGATATGCTGCTACGTAGGTGTTATAGAAAGCAGAACCCTTGGCAATCTTGGAAGCTAACTCATCTTTGTCAAAACGCTGCTCTGCTAGTTTTTCTACAGGAGGTAAGACAATCTCATCTACACCTTTTCCTTTAGCGTCTGCTATAATAGCCTGTAGGGACATACGAATTGAGTCAGTGATACGCTGAACAGGTAAGTCTTTTTTAGTAGTAACTGTTTCCATTTTACCTAGTCCAGTTTCTACCGCCTCAAATAACATATCTGAAAGATCAGGTAAGTACATATGTCCTTCAAATTCAAACTCGCGTCCTACAATTTCACTTGCTACGTGAGATAAGCTACCTTGAGGTGTAATGATATTAGGCTTTACTCCAATATCGTCTAAAGCTTCTTTAAATATGTCTTTTTTCTGCTTATCAGAAAGTGTCTTATTTTTACGTGTAGGTATTACCGTGTCATAGATGTATGACTTTAAGTCTTTTATAGCCTTATCAGGATATCCACTACCTTCAGACTCTATAATAAATTCAAGCTGCTCTAAGATTTCAGATACTTCTGCATCCATCTCTTCAGTAGTTTTCTTTGTATATGCAGCTACATCATCTACTACATTCTGTAAGGGGTCAGACTGTAGCTCTTCAATAAGTATGTAATTACCTTCATCACCACCACGCAAGCTATAACGTGTATGAGCTAGGTTAGAAGGACCAAAATGTGTAGTGTATCCCAAATCCTCAGAAGCATCTAACCCCAACTCAGTATAATCCAACTCCTTGTCCAGTAAAGAACTTTGACGTTGCATATTACGGTAACGAGAACCTTTTTTAACAGCCTTAACTTCTAAAGGTTTTAAAATATCATCAGTTAATACACTATAAGATATATACCGTCCTGTATCAGGTTGTTTTGTGATGACCTCACGTTCAGTAGGGTTCCCTATAGCTATAACATCATCAACATCAATAGTCGTTACAGTTTTTTTCTTTTTTGCGAAGGGGTCTGCGTAACCTTCTATGCGTTGAACTGGTATTTTTTTACCGTCAAAAAGATAACTTAAATGATCTTGAACTTCTTGTCTGTAGTCATCATACATACTCCCTAGTCTCATCATTTTATCTAAAGCTTTAGGGTTATTGTTATAAATCCAGTTGTCTAAACTATCACTTATTTCAATGTATGAGTAATTATTAATAGTCTCAAAATCGTTAAGTATCTGATCTGCGTCTTCCCTTCGCCTAATGCCAGACAAAGCTTCTCTTGTATACTTAGCGTCAGGCTCTAGTCCTAACCCACGATACTCCATCTCAGCTTGTGTGACTTTAGGTGCACGTTTACGTACAAACGCTTCGATGTTCTCACCACGTGTACCCTCTTTACCGATAGGCGCTTCGTCAATAGCACTTTCTAGTGGGCTATAGAATCGTGCAACTGTAGGATCACTAGGATCAGCTACGTCAGACAATACTTCATCTGTCTGCTTGAACATAGGGTTATACTTAGGGTTGTCGATAATGCCCAGTGCTGAGCTTAGCTCTTTAGCTAGAATACGAGCGATACCTGACATTAGCCTACGTTCCCACTAAATCCTTGTTCACCTGGTTGTGGTGCTGTACCTGTACCCATCTGACCTCCACCTGAGCCAGTTGTGTCTTGTACGTCTGCACCTGCTGGAGCTTGACCTTCAGGCGCTGCTTCTGGTCCTGGCTGAGGTGGTTGCTCTGGAGCGAACTTCTTAAACAGCTCAGCTTGGATAGCTGCATCCTGCATAGAGTTAGTCACCTTGTCAGGGTCTAAGTCCATACTCTTAGCAATCTCACGGATAACGTAATCCATCTTAGCAAACGGTGCTAGCATTGGGTTAGACGCTACCTGTAGGAACTGCATTAGGCGCTGGGAGCGTACTTCGTTAGACATCAAGCTCTCTGTACCTGAAGCCTTAACTTCTAAGTCACCCTTGATTGACTCATCAAAGTCAAACTGCATGTTGAAGCTAAAGAATGCTTTACCTAGTGGACCAAGCAAGTAGTCATCTACGTTTTTAACTACTGAACGAATAGAGCCATTAGCAGCAGACATAAGCATAGAAATACCAGAGGCAGTCCGACCAACGCCGCTGACTCCAGTTTGTCCATGAGCGAACGAAGGAAAGCCTGTACTTTCATCAGCTAAGACCCTAGCTTTGTCAAATAGTTGAATATTCTCTTGTGCCACGTTGGGGAACTTCGTACCGAAGATGGCCTGTCCAGGTGCACCACCTTGTCGCCTAAACACCTTCCCTGGGTACACTGACAAATCTTGTCCTGGCACCAAGTTGGTTTCGTCCACTTCGATGATAAGGTTGCCAGATAAAGCAGCATTGTCAATAGCCATTCGCATAAAGCCATTCATCAATGTCTGTGTATCGTCCATATTCTCAGCGATACCTACACCAAAGAATGAATAGGGGTTATGTTCGTAAGGAGTTGCATAGTAAGGGATACGTGAAGGCTTGAATGGGTTTAGTACCATACGTAGTACTTCACCGTTACAAATCCAGATGTTACAGCTGATCTCTACAAGGTCACGCAATTCACGTGGAATCTTAACGCCATTATCTTCTAGGATTTCTGTATCGACAAAGCCCCAGAACTCTAGAACTTCCCAGCGCTCTGACTGAGGCTGAGTGTCGTCGTCTTCCATTTTCATTTCCCAGTGCTTAAGCGTATAGTCTGGGCTTTGTGCGATTGCGTTTTCGATAGACTCATCACGGAAGTAAGGACGACCCTTCAATGCACGTAGCTGATTACGAGACATCTTGTGACGCTCAACTACATACTCTGCCTCATCCATAGATTTAGCTTCAGGGTCTGGATAAAAGTTCCAAACTGATACGTGATTACACTCAGGCACAGTCTTAACTACTGGTTCATACTCACCCTCTTCGTTCCAGTTAGGGTACTCTTTATCTACAGCAAACGGTCCTTTCATTACACCTGTACCAAGGAGGGCCATCTCGAAGGCCATACTACGTAGGTGCTTTGATGCCCCAGACTCGTTCAGCTGATCGTGTATCTTCTTTTCCATCTTCTTGGCTGCTACCATAGCTGGATGAAAAGTAACGCTTCCTGGAGTCGTTCCTGCGCCCTCTATGAGCTTCTCACTTACAGGGTTTAGTTTGTCACGCATACCAGCTAGACGTTCCTGTAGATCAATAATAGTCTCACCAGGCTGTAGCTTACCGTCATCACCAATCAGGGGCACAGGCGCTGAGGTCTTACCAAATGTATTTTTTAGGTCATCACCTGCTTGTTCTGCATTAGGGTCTAAGTTAATATGTACAGATTCAGCTACACCATCAGGTAGAACTGTAGGGTCTACAGATAGAGGAAACTTGTTGTTACCGAAAAGTACGTCGATGATCTGACCATACGCAGCTAGTGTTTTAGTTTTAGTTACTTTAACAAATACACGTGAGCGCTCTGTGTCGGTGAACTGTACGTCAGGGCCGTACATACCACGATAGTTTCTGTAAGCTTTCATCCAACGTTCTTCATCAGCATAACGAGAATCTTCTGCACGTTTATATCGCTCATTAACATATGTAACTACGCTACTGACAGAATCAAACAGTTTATCGCTGCCATCTTCTGCAGCAATAACTTCATCCGTATCAAAGTTTAGATCATCAATATCTGCCATGTATTAGTACCCGAAAGTTGAGTCTGACGCTTGAAAGCCAGAACGTTGTTTAGCTGGGTTGTAGTCCCATATAGAACTACGAGGTCTTGTCATAATACCATAACGCAAAGCATCATACAAGTGGTCTTCTGCATTTGTGTCTACATCCTCTGGGTTCTTCTTGTCTAGAGGTATAGACGGCAGCTGCGCTATTATGTTCGTACAGGAAGAGAAGAATACGAGCCTTGGCTCCTCAGTAAACTCGTCTACCTGTAATCGGCGGTGTATCTCGTTCTTGCCTGAAACACGAGAGCCTCTTGAGCGATCCGAAGGCCTCCATCTACAGCCTTTCATGTTCATCTGCTCTGCCAAGGATGGGCCAGTGTCACCTCGGTTGTGCCACAAAGAAGAGTCCAACACGCCGTATCTGATTGTACCGTCATTAGCCTCTGCTTGCAGAATCATATCAGCTAGGTCTGATGCCGTGACTTTTGAGCAGTATAGCTCTCGGTATACAACCAGTTGTTCTGAAGGTGTTACAGCCATCCACACTACCCCAGTAAAAGAACCATAACCGTAGTCGCAAGCTCTGAACTTAGCCCACGATTGAGGTATCTCATAGGGATCAACAACGTGTATAGTTCTGTTGAACTCTGGGAAGGCTGCACCTTCGTTAATATCCCAGTTACCCTCAAGAAGTTGTTTTCTTTGGTGCTCTGGTAGAGATAGAAGCATTGCTTCGTAGTCTCCACCCTCAGCTAGATACGGGTTATCAAATAGACTAGCTGGGATAAATCTGCGTCTGAATAGCGGCTCTCCTGCTCTGCTGTGTCCTGGAGGAAACGCTAGTGTTTCACCTGTCTCAATGTTAGTAGCCCAAAAGGGACTGTTAGCAGGCGCTGGGTCAATGAACATTTTCTTTACCCAAGAGTGACCTGGACCGCCTGGGTTGGTTGTGGCTCTCATGTACAAGCCTAACTCTTTAGAGCTACTACGTAAACGTGAACGCATGTAGTTCCACGCATACGGACTGTTCCACTGAGTAAGTTCGTCGAAAGCTACATAGTTAAACGCCTGACCTTGGTAGCGCATAACGTCTGTGTCTTTGTCGAGGTAGGACATCCAGAGTCGTCCTCCTCTTGGTGTAGTCCACTGAGACTTACGCTCTGACCACTTAATACCAGGAATAGCTTTAGGGTACAACTCTTGGCTTTTCTGTATGAGTTCCCGTAGCTCTTCAGTTGTGTGACGTACAAGTAGACCACTAAAGTCTGGGTTGTTCATATCACGTAGAGGATCTGCTAGAGTCGCATAAGACTTACCACCACCAGCTGCCCCACCATATAGTACTTCACGTTCACTAGACGCTAGGTATTGTGTCTGTGGCCCTGGGTTAGGCTTAAAGACTACCTCTTGTGCTGCTACTGGATCGAACTCAGCTGGTTTTACTTCCGCTGGTTTCGTCTCCTGTGTCGTTGTCTTCTTCAGCGTAGGTGTAGTAGCCGACTCTTTCTTTTTCGAGTATCTCGTACTGCTTGAGCGCTTTTTTGTACCGTTCGGTAAGCTTGCGTTTAATTGCAGCAAGTGATTTACGTTTTCTTTCGACATCTATACGCTTTCTTAACCCTGAGTGAGATATGCGTCTTCCTGACTGTGTAGACAACCAAGCAGCTACTTCTCTATAACTATACTGCTTTAAGTGTTTCTTTGCAAGCTCTAATAGTTCTAACTCTTTAGAGATGGGCTTTAGCCAGTCTTCATCCTCAGGATCAATCTCATACCCGAAAGGTATCTGATGTGTTAGACGTGGGATTCGCTCCCATCTTTTTACTTTGAAATCAGGCTTAGGCAACATCCAGTAACCTAAGCTTTCACGTTCTTTTGCTTTAGTTATCCGTATCATCACTATCTTTAGGCGGTAGAATAAACAACCCACCTGAAGATTGCACTTCTACTCTTTCTGTTTTTACAACACCAGCACGGTCAAGTATTTCTTTTGCTGCATGCATTTTTTCTTTTACTCCTAACTCTGTAGGATCAACAAGAGCCTGACCAAATGCTACAGCTGCCTTAGGACCAATACGAGACATATACGTTTTAGTAGCATCGAATATCTCATCTTTCAAGGCATCTACAATAAGACGTGTAGGTGTGTTATCGCTGTAACCAGCAAGCTTCTTAGCTTTAACTACGTCACCACCAGCCTCATCGAACAGTACTTCGAGAAACTTTTGTTGATTTTCTGTTAGATTTTTTGCCATTAGCTTTCCTGTCGATATTCTCAGCTATTCTTTTGTAAGTGGTAATGATGAGTATATTACCATCCTTGTCAAAGGCGTAGTACTTATTGCCTTGTTTACTTATGCCACCAGATAAAGTACGAATCCCAATACACCAAAACCTAACACTAAAAGCAAACCTGTTACTGTCCAAGTTATGATAGCTTCTTGTAGCTCAGCCTTACGATACTCATGATCTTTCTTTTGCTTCCTAATCTTAGCTTCAATAGCTACAAGCTCATCCCATGCTGATGGACCCATCGTGAAACTTATATAGTCCTTCAACTCTTTGCGCATGGACTCTGCCTTACGCTTAGCTGCAAAAACTTCCATAGCCTCAGATTCTATAGAACCACCAAGTGACTTCCACCAAGGAGGATTCTTAACTTGCTTCTCAGCTTGCCCTAAGTCAGCCATGTGACTAGCCCACTTGTTTAGCTGGCTACCCATGTCTTGTAAGTCCTTGCCTATAGCAAAGCCTTTCTTCAGGGCGTTAAAGGCGACAGTGGCCCCGCTTATGATTGTAACTGGGTCCATACTGCCTCCTCAAACAAGTATAGAACATTACTTACCTTCTTTTACGATACGCTTGATGTCACCACGTCCAATACCAATATCGTTTAGCTCACGGTCAGACATACGCCATAGGTGCATCTCTGCGATACGTGCATTAGCTTGACGTTGACGTGCTTCAATCATTGCGTTAAACACTTTGACCAGCCAAGCCTTAAAATTAGTGGCCCACTTTGATGATTCAGAAATTACTAGTTCCATTATATGTACTCCTTATGTTAACGGAAACACATATAGTTATACTACAATACTGGGCCTTTTAGAATTGCTATTTAGGAATACCCGTTATCACCCTACTGGGACAAACGTTTCAGTTACAGTAACAATACTATCAATATGTCCAGCAGCACCAGGCTCAACCTGAATCTTGTCACCTGCCTGTAGTACTAGATCAATGTCAGGAAACTCGTGATATCCACCACCAGCTAAGCTTTTGTCATTCAAAAACTGTGACGTATATGTGTCTGCTGCTACATACCACTGAATAGTAACATCATTAGTAGAACCACCAGCATTAGCTACAAGGATATACGTAACCTCAGCAACACAGTTAGCAGGGCATACATACACATCCTCTACGGTTGTACCGCTGTTGTGTCCATACACTGAACGTCTACGTGATGCTTTACCCTGCGTTAGCTGCATTACTTATCTTCCACCCAAGCTTCGTTTTCTGGTGTAGTAGGATCATCTGCAACGTAATGACCTTTAGCGTTACGTGCACGTTTCATACCCTTAGGTGCAGCTTTCTTGACTGCTTTCTTTACAGGCTTAGTTAGCTTAGCTAAAAACCCTTGCTCTGCTTCTTGACAGATAGCATTAACATTAGGGTCTTTACTTTGTACGTTACCGTAGTTGTCTTCACCTGCAGACTGATTACCCATAGAATCCCACACATAGCCGTGCTCGTCTACACGATAACCTTTAGCTTCAAGTGCGTTTTTATATTTATGGTAATACTTCTGTGCCATTATGAACTCTTCTTCATTGGGCGCTCAGCTGGGTTAGAGGCACCACAGTAACCGCCTTTGTTGTAACCCTTCTTCTTGGTCATGCCGCCTTTGGACATACCCATAGCCATATAGTCTTTCTTCTTGGAAGCCATGCCACCATTAGCCATGCCTGTCTTTTCTTTCTGACAGCCTTCTTTGGCACACTTAGCTGGGGTCTTACACCCTGGACAAGGTTTAAATTTCATAACTATGTTCTCTTTCTTCCTGATGCTGTTGTTGACCAATTAACTTTAGATGGTCCTGTCTTTTTCTGTGCCTCTTTTTTGGATATTTTTGAGGCAACTTTCTTCGGCCTACACGCTGGGTATGGTCTACTTGAGTCACTGGCTGAACTACGCCCACATTCTTTACCTGTCTTAACGTCTGTCCATTCTTCACCAAACCACTTACCTAAGCCTCCTTTAGAAAAACTCCTACGCTGACTTTGTAATACGTGTTGGCTACGTGACCTTGTTCTTTGTCGTGCCACTGTACTTGCCTCCACGCTTCTTGTACTCTTTGGTTAACCAAGCTGATGCATATGCGCTGGGCCACACATCGAACTTCTTCTTAGCTTCTGACTTTACTTTAGAGTACAGAGATTTATTAGTTGGTGTTGGTGTGCTACCACCTGCAGAGTAACCACTCGCATAGATTGCTTTACCTTGACGTTCAGCTGCAGCTTTAGTTTTGTAGACTTTACCAGTCTTACCCCAGCGATAACCACCTTTTACTTTTTGTACTGGCATTACGAACTTGTTCCTACTTCAAAACAGGCAGGCACAGCATATATACCTTTCTGTAACATACCAGTAGCTATAGCCTCTGATTCCTCTAAACAAGACTTTTCACTATAGAACGCTTCTGGTTTAGCCATCACTTGACACGATAACGCAGAAGGATCAAGACATACAAGCATTATTGCAACCCACATATCACCAAGCCTTACAAGACCAGTAACGAGCAGTAAACTTATCCGTTGCTGTATCACAATTATGTCTAGCTCTGAAGCTAGCTCTACGTCCTGGTTGATCTTTCTTGATAGACATATTAGGATCACCGAAGCGTACAATCTTTACTTGGTCACCCTTCTTAGCTAAGACAGCTGACTTCTTAGCTTCACCAGGGGTGCGCTTAGGTTTGTTGTACCCAGGGAAAGTCTCACCACGATACTTTAGCTTTCCGCTAGGTAAACGTTCTACGTCTTTAGTTGTAGCCATCCATCCGATCTTTCAGTGTCTTGCGTCTAAAGGGAGCGCTAACTAAGTTATATAGTGCTCTGCCTATTTGAGTTGGGGTAGGGAGTACCCACCCTAAGAGTAACACAAGTAATACCCAAGGTGGTATATTCGTGTTGTTAATCTTTAATGTATCTACTGGTCCAGCTTCTACTTCTTTGAGAACCTCTGTAGTTATTACATCCCGCCCAGCGCTTGTAGTCTCTTCTTTCTCGTACGTAACTACAGCTTGTCTATTCTCTTTACCTATCTGAGCGTTACTGTTTACTGTAGGTCCACCACCGCCTCCACTAAAGAAAGGTAACCCAGTTAAACCACAACTAGATAATAATAAGGTCAGGACTAACCATCTCATTTGTTTCTCAGTGTTTGCTCTATGCTGTCTAACTTAACGAATATAGCTTTGATGGTATCCTTCATCTCTTTCATTTCTCTGTCGTGATGCAAAGCCCTTGACTCATGTTGAGCCTGAATGACTGCAATATCTCTCTCGTTCTTTGTAGACTTGTTAAACAAAATCCAAACTACAACAACGATAGGTGCAATAAGCCACTGCATAAATATGTCAATCATTTCATACATAGCTTACATCATCAATTCAAAATGTGGAGCATCAATAAAGGGACGACGACCTTGTGATCTACGTAGGTCAATGTATGCATTCATAGCATCTTCAGCTGTATCATCGTAGTAACGAATGTCACCCTCTGACCAAGCTGCACCCCATTTGATAGGCACCTCTAGTTCTTCTGCTGCTGTAGCCATAGCATCACAGATATTGTCGTACACGTTTAGTTCCCAACTCACGTTAGAACCAAAGTACGCTACAAGGTCTACGGCATGACTATAACCGTCACCCTGGATCAAGTGCTTACTTTTCATAGTCTGTGACCTGCCAGAGTTATACAACTCCTTCTGCTCAGCTAAAGTACGTACACCATACGTCACACCAAAGTCTACATCTGTAAGCTCAATAGCACGTTTAACTACAGCTACCATATCTGGATGTACACCATCTAGTTTATCTAAAGAGCGCTGGGATAATCGAAAAGCCATATTAACGCATATCCTTTTTAGTCATAGCTACTTTGCTACCACCCATAGGTTTACCAGCCATATAAGCTGTAGCACCCATGTATGCAGCTACAATACCAGTCTGTGCAATATAGAAAAGACCCAGTAGATCAGCTAACGCTGCTACACGAGTCTCACTAATTACATCACTAAACAACAAACCTGTAAAGCCTATCATCATAAGCATAGCTATCCAAGCCATCTTCTTCTGAGACTCAGCTTTCTCTTCACGTAGCTCTATCTCAAGCATACGCTCCTTCATTGCTACTTCTTCTAGCGTTACCTTACCGTCACCATCTATGTCGAAATCTACTACCATGTTCGCTACGCTCACTCTTAATCCTATACTACGTAATGATACACTTCGTGAGCTACTGCAAGAGCTACAATACAAAGGATGGCTGTCTTAGGGTTAGACTTAGCACAAGTCCAATATTGTTTTACTTTATCAAGTATCTGCATAAGGTCTCTCTCTATCTGGGTCTAACACTTCGCTACGATGTAAGTGACCCTCTAAATACATAGCTCTTTCTACGTGATCTAAAGTGTACCACTCACCTGTGTTTTGATATATAGCTTGACGTACATAGAAAACGTCTGACTTAGGTATGTGTACTTTCTGTAAACTACGAGTATCATTAGAAGCTAATGCATCGTAAAATTCTTCGATTACACTATCTGTTGCGTATAGTTTTACTTCTTTTTTCATAGGTGTCAAGCGTTAATTACTACAAATGTAGGAATACTTCCCCTATAGTATAACTATAAGAGTTTAAACTTACATAGATTACTTTATAAGGGGTAAGAACAAGGTTAGTTAAACATTATGTAGCGTTTAACCTTGAGTGAGGAGGAGACTAAGAGGGAGTTTAACTCTACTCTAGTTTAACTAACCTTAAGTATAACTTTATCATAGTTAAATACTAGTGTCAAGCTATTTCTTTAGTTAAACTACTGTAGTTATACTATATATTAGTTTAAACTCTTCCTAAGTCCAAACATTATAGTTTAACTAAGCCCCCTTACCCCCGTAGTTATGCATAAAATGTGGGTACTTGTCAAGCGATTCTTTTGTAGTTGTAACAAAAAGTGATCTATTGTAACACATTGTGATGATACTTACTAGAAATACGAGGAAATGTTTGGGATTATATGGGAAAACAAGGGAATAGTGTAACTGTTATAATGTAACACCCCTTTGAAAAACCACTTCTGTTGCAGAGTACATATATACGTAACGGCATAGGGTGGGGTGGCCCATGCGCCCCCATGTTATCCGTGTGCGTGGTGCGCGTAAAGCGCGAGATGGTGTGCTAAGCTACTGATTTTATTACGTTTTTATAGACATTCATGATGACCGATATAGCGAAAACGGCAATTTCACAGGCGCATACACATCACGCGCACAGAATCGCAATTCATGCATGTAATACCCACACCCCCCCTTGCACGTTGCACACAATGCACCCCCCTAACGCATCACGTCATACGCATCGCCCAGCGCATCACATCACGTCATCCGCACATAGCAAGCACATCAGGCGCATCACGCGAGGTTTTCAACTGATTCGTTTTGCCCTGCCGATGTCCAAAAAAGTGATTCGTTTTGAGCTATTTTCGGACCGTCCGAAGATAAATA